CGGTGTCAAAGCCGCCCTATTCACTACAGGAGGCAAAATGTCAAGGATGATCCCACCAAAGGGTATGAAGGAACTTGCGGTAGAAACTTCTAAAGGCACGAAAGTATTAAAGGCTGGCAAAGATGGAATGTTTCATATTAACGATCCAAAACTAGCTCGTCAGTTAAAGAAAGAAGGCTTGGGAGTCGCTGGTACTGCTGGCGTACTTACCAATGCTTCGCAAGTTGGCTACACCTGCAACGCGTGTGGTTTCGGTTCATTCTTCAAGAAATGCGGAAAGTGTGGGGAAATAAATGAGTAACGCATATACAGGTACTACCCATCAGTTCTCAACCCCTTATCTGACCCTAGATGAGTTCAAGAACGCTCCTACGGCTATTGATATTTCCAACCTTGTATTTAACTCGCAAGACCCTGATGTGCAGGATGCAGAGCTAAACAATGTGATCGCTCGCGCTTCCTCATGGATTGATACCTTTTGCAATCAGGTTCTAGCCGCTACCACAGAGCAAGAACAACAGAGAACTCGTATCGGCGCTGACGGCACATTCCGCTTGCACCCACGCTATAACCCTATTATTGCCCTTACCTCTATGCAGTACGGCAACCCTTCAACTCAGTTGCAGACTCTCTCAGATTGCTCGATTGCGTGGATTGAAGATTCACAGATTATTGTTCCTTACGCAAACCTTTCACTTACTTACTCTTCACAAGGCGCGCTTCAATTTGGCTTCCCAACTAGCCCACGCGTTGAGACTTATATTAGATACACCTACATTGCCGGGTACGCCAATACAACTATCGTCAGCGCAACCGCAGGGCAATCAACTTTGACCGTAGCAGATGGCACAGGAATTATTGCTGGTCAGATGATGAAGATTTATGATGGCTACAGTAGCGAGAATGTTATGGTCGCAAGCACTTACACATTTGGCTCAACTACCGTTCCTCTTGTTAATCCTCTTGGCTATAGCCACGCGGCAGGTATCTCAATCTCAGCACTTCCACCAGCCGTTAAAGAAGCGGCGATTCTTGTAACTACCGCCTTCCTCAAAGTTCGTGGAGATTCTTCTATGACTATGTCGGTTGGCACAAGCGCTGGCCCAAGCACACCCGGCAAAGATAAACTCAGCGATGAGATATTTCTTGCCAAAGACTTGCTTCAGCCTTACCGCAGGGTCAGATAATGGCAGTAGGTCGCAAAGAAGCCAGAGATACCATTGCTACCTTTATTAAGCCACCACAGGTAGATGGTATCAATCAAGTATTTACCTCATTTCCTAAGCGTATTAACTTTGAAGTTAATGCTTTGCCTTCTCAAAAGAACCGTTGCGCCGCAGTAGTTTTTATTGAGTCCGAGACAGAGACTCGTATCGGCTTAGGCGGTTATACCTCAGCAGGTGCGGCTACTGGTATTAAGAAGGTTGATTACTCGGTAGCGATTCAGCTCTTTCACCATTCGGTTGAAAATAACGCTGAAGATGCTATGGCTGATTTTGATAATGTTATAGATAACCTCAAAAACCGCTTACGCTCAGATCACCAGTTTGGCGATAAGTCAGGCGTACTTGTATGGCAAGCGGCAGAACCAGTCATTAACACTTCTTACGGCGAGCCAATGAGCGGTACTGGTACTGCTACTGAAACTTGGGCAGTTGTAAGATTTGATGTAACCCAAGTAATTAACGCATAGGAGCAGAAATGAAATTTACATATAACGGCACAGACGAGCGCGTATTTCCATCGCTTGCAATCGTAGTTCAACCCGGCGATAGTTTTGAAGCTCCTGATGATTTCAGCGCAGCAAATGTTTCAGCACCAAAAGCAACCCCTGTAAAAGACCCAACACCAACAGTAGGAGAGTGAAATGCCACTAGCACAACCATCCGTTAAGTCGTATTTAGGCGTTGCCCTAGAAACGACAAAAGGAACACCAGTAACGGCTACAAACTTTGTGCCAGTTACCATGAACTCATTTAAGCCAGTTGATGTAATCGCGCCTCTCTATGACACAGGGCTTCGCGGATCAATGGTTGAAAACTATGCCTATGTTCAAGGTCGCAAGCACACCACCGTTGATTTTGGCGGCCCAGTCTTTGCAGATACAGTCGGCTACTGGATTGCAGGCGTACTTGGCGATGTAACCACTACAGGCTCAAGCGCTCCCTATACCCACGCTATTGCACTCAAGAACGCAGTAGGAACAACAGGCGATGCTCAGCCAAAGGCTCTTACAATCACAGACTTCTACTCTGCAAACACACGCCAATATCCCGGCGTTCAAATCACAGATTTTGGTCTAACCTTTAACGCTGACGGTATGTTGGAATACACAGTTAAGACTATGGGTTGGGCTTCTGTTACAACTAGCGCACCTGCTCCATCGTTTTCAACAGTTCTACCTACTCAGGTATGGACTGGAGCGGTAACAATCGGTGGATCAACTGTTGCCTATGTTCGCACAGGAACACTTGATCTTTCTCGCAAGTCAGAGGCAATCTTTGGCGTTGGCAATACTCAGAATCCATATCAGGTATTCCTTGGCGCTCTTACTGCTAAAGGCAAGATCACCTTTGTAATGCAAGACGATACCGAGCTAACTCGCTATATCACTAACACTCAGCCAGCACTTACCTTCAACTTCTCAACAGGTTCAGGCGCAACCGCAACTCAGGTTGCTTTCACTCTTACAAAGGGTGCTTATGTAACTGGCGCGATTGAGCGTAACGCTGATTATGTTGAAGTAACTGTAGATATCGAAGGTCTTGGAAATACAACAGATGTTGGATCTACTTCAGGATACTCACCTGTTAAGTTCACGCTTCAGAACGCTCTCCCAAGCGGAACATTCCAGTAACCACTAGAATCCTTGTGGGGTAGGCCGCCTTCCCCTACCTCACAAGGCTATCCATAACGAAGGCAAGTTGGAAGGAAACCATGTCTAAAACTATTACTCTCCCATCAGGTAACACCGCAGTATTGCGCGACCCATCAACTCTTCGCGTGAAAGATCGCAAGAAAGTTGTTGCGGCGGCTAACGGTCAAGAAGGTCTGCTACAGGCTATGTCTATGACTGATGGCTTGATTGCAGTTCTTATTGAATCGTGGTCGTTTGATCTTATTATTCCGTCTATTCATATTGCCTCACTAGATGAGCTAACTATGCCTGATTATGATGCGCTTGCGGCAGAGGCAACAAAGGCTCAATCTGCAATCTTTACAGACTTCTCTGAGACCCCTGCTAACCAGCAGAACCCCGATAGCCCTTTAGGAGACTTGAACGCCTAAAGTGGGTATTAGAAGGTAATCAATCAAGTGAGTTACATGATTACCCCTACGATGAGTATTTCTATTATTTATGCGCTAAAGAGTTTGGATGGACTCCTACAGAGACAGACGAGCAACCCGCAGAAATGGTGGATTGGATTATTCAAATTTTCAGCATAGTCAGGGAGATTGAAAATGATCGAGAACAACATTCCTGATGTTATGCGCGGTGTCCGTAAGGCTCAAGCTCGTATTGACGAAGGCTCTCGCATGGCGCGCGATGAAATGATGAGCAAACTCATTCAACTTTCTAAAGAACAGATTAAAGGCAAGCGCATACCCGGTGAGAAAGCCGTATCAGGTAAGCCACCTATGAACCGTACAGGTAACTTACGCCGATCTATTAAAGGCGAAAGATTTCGTGAAGGGTTTGCCACTTATTCAGCCGTAGTTGGCCCAACAATTATTTATGGTCGCAGGGTAGAACTTGGCGGCGGCAACTGGCCTACTGGCACAAAGTTCCCTTACATGAAACCTGCATGGGAAAAGTTTAGACCGTTAGCACTTGGTATTATTCGCAAACACTTGGCACTCTAGGAGGTTATGATGGCAGAGTTCTTCCCACCAGTTCTCTTTGAGATCAAGGCTAAGGCTACTGAGGCTATTGCTACATTTGGTGAAGTTAATAGAGAACTTGCCAAAATGGAAAAGAACGGTGTTCTTGCTAGTGGCGCTCTTGGAAAAATGGAGAAGGCTTCTAGACTTGCTGGTACTGCAATTCTTGGACTTGGTGGAGCGTTTGCCATATTTGGTATAGCCAGCGTAGAAACTTTAGATAAAGTAGAAAAGTCTCAGGCAAATCTTGAAGTAGCCGTTAAAAATACTGGCGTTGCCTACGAAGATGCCAAACCTTATATTGACTCTCACGCTAAATCAATGATGGCGCTTGGATTTACTTATGACGATACCTACGCCGCTTTAGCCAAAATGACTGCCGCTTCGGGTAGTCCTAAAGTTGCTCTTGAAAGTTTAAGCGTAGCCGCCGATCTTGCTCGCGCTAAACAAATGTCTCTTGCTGATGCCGGAACTCTTGTAGCTCGCGCCTCTATTGGTCAGGCTAAAGGTCTTGGTGATCTAGGTATTGCTTTAGGCAAGACACTTCCTAAAGGCGCTTCTATGGCGCAAATCTTTAAGGCTATTGAGGATCGTGTTGGCGGTTCTGCCAAAGCATTTAAGGAAACACTTTCAGGCGGTATTGCCGTTGCTAGGGCTAATTTTCAAGCATTGGAAGTTCAAGTTGGCACTGCCCTTGTGCCTACTTTAATTAAAGTTACAGACTGGATTACCAATAATGGAATTCCAAAGTTAAAATCTTTATTTGATACAGTTAAAAATAATATGGGTGTCTTTAAGACTTTAGCAGTTTTACTTACAGGCATATACGCAACAAGTAAAATTGTTGCTTTTATTGGTGTAATTAAAGAGTTGATTGGCGTGTATAGAACCTTAGCGGCAAGCGCGGGCATCGCGGCAATGGCTGAAGCCTTGGCTACGGGTGGAGCAAGTCTTGGATTAGGTACTGCTGCTATTTTAGGCGCTAGCGGGGTGTTGGCTGCGGCTGGCGTAAGTTATCTTGCCTACAAAGCTACAAATGCTCCAATGGCAGTCAATCCCGTAACTTCATCAAGCATAACTAATCCCCATGGAAGCGTTCCGGGATATACTCCAAAATCTGCCAGTATTCAGGGCAGGGGTGTTCAGAAAGTTCCTGCTAAATCTGCAACAACTGTTTTGCAAAATGTTACAATTTACGCAAGCAACACTAACGATATTTCAAGCAAGTTAGCCAAAGCAGCTAAAAATGGTATTCCAATAGGAGGCAAATAATGACCGTTTCTCCTTATCAATTTGCCTTTAATGGTCTTACCTTTGGTGCGGGTACGCCTTACATTGTAGAAAATGTTGATGGCTTAGGTGGTACTTCTCCGCTTCGTATTCAAGACGATAATCGCGGTTATATTGACGGATCATATTCAGGGCATGATTTCTATGATGGTCGAACTGTTACTTTTGATATTCTTATTACTGGCGATTCAACATATAACGCTCAGTATTACTACAAGACTATGCAGGCGGCTTTTGCCGTACAACCTCTAGGTTATTATGTAGATCCAACAGGGGGAACTCCTGCCGCAAGCCAACTGCAATTATTCCAATATCAACTCACTAGCGATACTGGCCCTAAGCGTATGTATGGGCGCGCAAGAGGAATTACCCTTTCTATTAACCCTGAATTTGGCTTTGGCTACATTATGTGCCGAGCTGAGTTCTTCTTCCCCGATCCTCGCTACTATGACGAGACCGCTTCAACGGGTACAGGCACATCTATTACCCTAAGCAATACAGGTTGGGCTACCTCTTGCCCTGTAATTACCATTGCCAGCCCTAGCGCAAGCGGAAACATTACAGACGGCACGACAACGATGTATTTTACTAGCGTTACAACTAGCCAGACATTGACCATTGATCTCTTGCAACGAATTATTTATACAGGCTCAACACCTGCAAGAAACTTGCTAAACGCAAATACAACAGGCTGGCTTTCTATTGCTCCTAATACTTCAAGCATAACTTGGACTTCTACTGTTGGCTCTATGTCTGTACCGTATAGAAATGCCTATGTATGACCACGACTTCTTTTCAGTATGTAACAACTAACCTTTATCAATCGGGTTCAACGCCTAACCCAATTATTGCTGAGTTGCCATTTACTAATGTGAACTTTACTCAGCAACTTAATTCTATTGGTACATTTCAAGGTAGCGTTTTATTGTCTGGAATCAATAGCGCAAACCTAAACGCTTACGATGGCACAATCCCCGGTAAGACAATTCTCTGGGTGCTTTGGAATGGTGTGCCTGTTTGGTCGGGCGTAATTTGGCATAGAGATTACGATAGCGAGTCTCAGATTCTTAGCATTACTGCCCAAGAAATGATGAGCTTGTATCAGCGCCGCAGGATTGCCACAACTAAAAATTACACAACTGTTCCAAAAGACCCTTGCTATATTGCCCGAGATCTTATGCAATATTCAGAAGCGCGTACTCATGGTAAGACCGGCATGACTTACGATTCTACTCTTTACGGCTCGACAGTTAGCAGAACTTACAACGGCTACGAATACAAATCTGTATATCAGGCTATTAAAGATTTAGCTCAGAATTACTTTGACTTTACTATTTACCCGGATGCTCCGATTGCTCATAGCGGTCAGTTAGTCAATAAGTTTTCAATGGGTGTTCCTCTTGGCAGAATTTATAGCGCAACCGATAGCTCCGCTTTGGTGTTTTCCTTGCCGGGCAATATCGTCAAATATACATTTCCCGAAGATGGACTTGCCGCCGCCAATACTCTTTATGGCTTGGGCTACGGGGCTAACAATTCTAAGATTGTTTCTACTTACATTGATTCAAGCAAGATCGGTAGTGGCGGGGATTGGCCTCTATTAGAAGATGTAGTTAATTACATGGATATTAACAATTCCACTCTTCTTTCTCAGGTTACGCTAGGAACGGGCAACGCGATCTCCTACCCACCAACTACGGTACAGGTTGTTTTGCCTACCTATGCAGATCCAATGTATAGCGTGTATCAAATCGGCGATGAAGCGCGAGTTTATATTAAAGATGATTACTTCCCATCTGGCTTAAACTTGATCATGCGTATTGTTGCAATAGATGTTTCGCCGGGCGAGAATGGCCCTGATCGAGTAACAATAACTCTTACAAGACAACTAGCGGCAGGGTCGGTGTCGTAATGGCGTATGTAAATATTCCACCTAATTTGCAAGATATGTTTTATGGGCTTTCAGACAGAATTGCCAAGTTGGAGAGTGGCCCTAGTGGGCCGCAGGATACTGCCGATGCCGCACAATCAACTGCAAGTAGCGCGCAAGGAACTGCCTCTACTGCTTACACCCAAGCGGTAACTGCTCAGTCACAAGCCGCAACTGCTTTAGCTCAGGCAAATATCGCTTACGCGCAAGCAGTCAGTTCTCTCAAGCCTAGCGCTTATGTAATCTCAAACGCTTCTCAACAGATTACTTCTATTGCAACTAACGGCGTAACTGTCTATTCGGGTAGCTCACCTTCTTCAGGCGCTCGAGTAACGATGAATTCATTGGGTCTAGCGGGTTACGATTCAAGCGGTAATGCTACATTTTCTATTAGTGCCTCTACAGGTGCGGCTAACTTTGCCGGAAGTATTACGGGTTCAACTATTACAGGTAGCACCCTTAATATATCGGGAAACTTTATTGTTAATTCAAGCGGATATTTGACCGCTACAGGCGCAACCATTACTGGTTCAATTACTGCAACAAGTGGTTCATTTACGGGTTCTATTTACGCTTCCTCTGGCAACATTGGCGGGTTCAACATTGTTGGTAATGATTACCTTCAATACGGAACAACCTACCTGTATGGAAACTCATCTCTTAACACTTACGCATTTTATGATAACTCTCGCGGAGTTCTTGCTAATTCATTTTATGCTTCAGGCAGTTCTAGCACCGCTATTTACAGTACGGGTGGAGTGTTTGCTTCTGGTGCTTTAAGCATTGGAACTACGGCAACAATTAGCGGATTTTTATACAACCCGGGTTATGCAACTACAACATCTTCTGCCAATATGTTTATTAACTCATCTACTGGTCTTATTGCCCGAGTAACATCATCCGAGCGTTACAAAGTAGAAATTACCCCAGAAGTTATTCCCGCTCAATCTATTTTAGCGCTTGTACCAAAGTCTTATGTGGACAAAGTTGAGTATGAAGCTAACAATAATTCAGATGCAGGTTTATCTCGTCACCTTGGTTTAATTGCGGAAGATTTAGCAGCCCTTCCGGTTCTTAAAGATTTGCTAGTAAATTACAATGAAAAGGGGCAAGCTGATTCGGTAAATTATGACCGTATTGCTATCGCCCTTATTCCACTATTACAAGATCACGAAGCACGAATCAACAAGTTAGAAGGCAAATAATGGATATACCTATTGACGAAGTATTAAAGGAGATGCGCGAAACTATTGGAAATCAAGCCCAAGAGATCGCTCTTCTCAAAGCAACAATCACCGCCCTCAAAACCCCGCAACCTTATACAACGGCAGTCACCGACAAGCCCGATGTAGTAGGAACGCAGGGAATCAAACCATAACCGAAAGGTGCTACCTTGTTTACCAATGTAAATGCCGCAACAATCGTTTACTCTTATTTCTTTGTATTTGCCGCTTTACTTGCAGGTATGGGGATGATTGCCAAGCACACTATTGCTAAGCATACGGAAGAGCTAAAAGACAAACTTACCCGTATTGAGTATGCGCTCTACAACGATGGACAAACAGGGCTTATTAACAAAGTAGATGCTCTTATTGAAAATCAGCAGATTATTAAGATTGATGTTGAGGTTATGAAGGCTAAGTATGAAACTGAATAAACTTTTAATGTGGAAACTTATTTCCATCTTCAGGGTGTGGTTTCAGTCATTTCTTACTATTGAGGTTGTCTTACATATTAAAGATATTATCAACGGGCAGTTTTTTTGGCAGGTATGCCTTGGAGCGTTTGTTCCCGTTGTTATCCGTTGGGCTACCCCGCAAGATGAATTCCCAGATGAGAGGACTCGACCATGAGCGCACAGGCAGTTATTGATATCGCCAAAAAGGAAATCGGTTACAAAGAAGGAGCTAACAACGCCACTAAGTATGGTCAGGCTTTTGGGCTAGATCATGTCTCTTGGTGCTGCATATTCGTATGGTGGTGCTTCTTTGAGGCTGGCTTACAGGCAAAGATTATGAAAACCGCCGGGGTTGAGGTTTTAGAGAACTGGGGCGTAAAGAATAAACTTACAGTTCCCATAGCCAATATTCAGCCGGGCGATCTCATCCTCTACGATTTCACCCACTCAGGACACGCCGAGCATATTGAAATTGCTACTAGCGCCGTAGATTCTTCACACATGGTTCACACTATTGGCGGAAATACCAGCAACCCTTCAACTGGCTCTCAGGCTAACGGTGACGGAGTGTACGCTAAGATTAGACCTACTAGCCTTATTAAGACGGTAGTTCGCCCACAATACTAAGGAGCAACAATGCTAGAAAAACTCTCACCTCAGCTTCGCCACGCGTTGATCGCACTACTTGGATCAGCGTTCACCATTGCAGTTGGATACATCCATAACTTCCATTTCAGCGCGCCAGTTCAGGCTATCGTAGGATCGGCAGTAGCCGCACTTACCCTAGTCATTACCCCACTCACCAATCAGTACGGTATCGCCGAACTCAATGCTGATGGAACTCCAAAAGCATAACTAGAAAACTCTAAGACACCCCCGCCTTAATCGGTGGGGGTTCTTTTTTATTTGGTAGAGTTCACCCAACTTCTAAGGGGGGTTACTATGGCTCTTGCAGATTCTCTTACCAAAAGAGACTTTCGCACCGACCTATGTTCTATTGGTAAAATCTACTCAACGCTTGATGACGGCGATAAGAAAGCCTTTGATAAGGCTATTGCCGATAATGTTCCCGTTAATACGCTATTGGTAGCTCTGCAATCTGAAGGCTATAAAGTAAGTTGGGGCGCAGTAAATAAACATATTAAGAATCTATGCCGGTGCGCCGAATGAGTCTTAAAGATAACCTAGAGCCTGATCCGCAAATAGCCGATCTTCGCAAAGCCCTACTTAATACGCAAAGGCAGTTAGCCAATGTCAAGAAGAATAAAGATGATTTCACCGCCGCCGTTGTTCAGGCAGCGCACGATGCCATGCTCTCGGCTGGAGCAGTTCCGCCAGTTCCTACGCCTAAAAAAGACTCGCGTACTAAGAAGGCTGAAGTAGCTCTACTGCACTCAACAGACTGGCAGTTAGGCAAGCAAACTCTTACCTACAACTCTAGGGAGTGCGAGCGCCTTGTTAAGCAATCTATTGATAAGACCATCAAGATCGCTAACATCCAGCGCCAAGATCACCCCGTTAAAGAGGTAGTTCTTATGCTTGGCGGGGATTTAGTGGAGAACACTACGATCTTCCCGTCTCAA